CGTCGGAGTATTCCTTCATACCGGAACAGAGTGGATACCCTGGAAGGGGTATAATCCTCTGTGGGTAACCTAGGTTTCAAATCTAGGGCCTGGGGTATATCACTCACCATATTCCAAACCGCTTTGCAGCGGGAGAATATTGTTTGTGAAAATACAAGTAAGGTTTTCTCGTCGAAAACCTGCCTTATCTGTTGAACCTTCTTTTCGTTCAATTGATATGGTACATCATTTTCATAAGACAGCTTATGGACATGATGAGTGAGATCTACAAGAGATCTCACACCAGATCGTTCGATACGACTCATTAGCTTATCAGTCTCTAACATCATCGAAACCATATTTGATTCTGGTTTGCTGAAGTTAAGACCGATAGGTGGTAAGAGATGTTTCACAACATCAAATACCCGCTTTTGACGAGGATTGAGCAGATCACGGGACCGAGGTCCAAGCTGAGCACAAATGTCGAGGAAGTTGTCTTTCGACATCTCCCTCCATTTGTACTGTGGTATTACTTGATAGGCAGTAATAATCTTTCCTGCAAATTCCGCAAGGATATTGCTTGAGAGACTCTTATCTGCAGAGTATGGACAATGAGTAATATTGAGAAACTCAATATACGCTTTGTACAGACATTCATCAAGGATAACGACATCATCCCCTACCACATAGAAAAGTCCTGGAACACCTTTTGCAAGGTAATCTAGAACAAGACCATGTGTAAGTGTAAACATACCAAAACTAGGGTATAGACCCAAGGGTTGGCCACGTTTCCACTGGATATCACCTATATGAGATTTCCACCTCATCTGGGCAATTTCCTGTAGTAGTTCGATGTCTTTTATCTCTCCAAATACTTCACGAAGGACAGCTAATTGAATTTCCAAAGGGAAATAATCAGTTGCACCCGTTAAGTCCACGGAGTATACCATAAGCCCCTCACGGAGCTTAGCTTGAATTGTAGGTAGTGCTTTGGATTGGTCAAAAGTACAATCCCACTCCAACCCCCTGACAATGCTATAAATAGCATCTCCAAGTGGTTTGAGTGCCAGCTGATGAATTCGGTAAGGAGAAGCGATTGCTCGCAACTTCAAACCTGGTTCTTGTAGGAAGTGAACTTCACCTCCATACAAATATTCATCTGGCTTTGGGACTGGCTTTGGTTTGACAAGTGGACCATCAACGGGTGCGAATATAGGAGCATAAAGCTCATTATATTCCCATCCGAAGATGTAGTTCTGAGGACTCGAGAACCATTCCATTTCTGAAATGACGCTCTTGTCCTGAGGAACACGATCCAGTCCATGAGGACGGGGAGCCACCTTGGTAGGTGACCCTCTATACTCAATGACTGAATTTCCACCTCGTTTAACCATTCTCTTACCAATTACTCGACGTACATGGTTCAGGAATGGAGAATAGAATTCTTCATACCCTAGACCCACGTCTTCCGTTGAGTTAACACCCTTCATGAACTTCTGAAGCTGCATTTCTGTAGCTTCAGGAGCCCTGAATAGTGTATAGATGTTAAGGGCTTGGATAGTTCTCGCAAATCTCTTAAGAGATTTACGCCAATTACCTTTGTCCTGACACCAATTGATTAAAGAGCCGATCCAACCAGAATAATCACCTCTTGAGTTCTTACGAACCCACGGAGCTAAATATTTTGGTGAACCAGCATTCCTGAGGATGAATGTAAGTTTAAGGTCTTTCAACCTGCGAACTGTCCATTCAGCCCCACTACATTTGACCCACTTGACTACATCATCAACCATAGGGTTGATAATGAAGCCAGGTACCCCGATAACAGCAAGTCGATGTCTAGCACCCTTCGCATGGTTTTCTAACGCAATGTTAGAAATATTCATCCTCAGCCTTTCGGTTGATGTATGAAGCCAAGCAAAGGTAGACGTTACCTCTGTTAGGTGTGAGAGACCAACAAGGAAAGTTAAAGCAGATACTTCTAAACCAGCTGTTTAAGCTCATCTAAAAGTAATCGGATTTGCTTCAGAGAACGTATCATCTCGTTTCGAAAGAACTCCTTGAGTTCAAGTTGAGACAGACTAGCCTCAGACATAAGGGTATTCAGTTTACTCATCTTTTCTTTCTTAAGCAGGAAAGCCTGTTCTTGAAGGAAGATAGTGTTCTGATTGCCGTATACATGAGGTAAAGTCGTACTAAACTTGTCATCATCAATGATGATTTCGTTATACGATTTGTACATCTTCTGAAAGTATACCCAATTAATTAGGATGTACTCTTCAGTTGTCTTAGTTGTAGGTGCTCTTTCCATCTTGTGGGTCTC